AATTTAGAAGACTTAATGATGTAGGATTTTTATATGGAAACGCCATTTTATGTTTGATTTTATTATTATTTATTAACTTTTAGTGTCACCTCTAAAATATAGTGAACCTGATAACGGTGTTAGTATTGGTAATATAAATTGTGGACTTACCCATAATACTCGATAAGTTCCAGCAGGTATTGCTGCTCCGGATGTAACAGTCACATTAAGTGCCGTAGTACCAACAATGGTTCCAATATTACTATAAAGTTCATCACCACCAAGATTAGTTCCAACATCAATTGTCATGTCAGTTAAAGAACCATTAACACCGTTTAACGGTATCCAAATAGTATAAAAATACTCTTCAGATGGTGTAACTATTGATGAATTAACCTCTATTGAACCAAATGTGTAAATACTTTGACTAAGACCATTGATTATTTGTCCATTAACTTGAGCTATTGGAGCTTTTAAGTCGTCAGGTTTAACAAAATCACCTGTACCATTAATAAATGATGGTTGATGAGCATAAACATCTAAATCATTACTGTAACTTCCTGAGTTATTATTAGGAACTGTCGCAGAATAATAAGAATACCAATCAATTGCTCCTCCTGTTGTCGCAAAGTTAAGTAAATCAGTATCATCTGTTGAGTTTTGAGGTTCCGCAAAGATATAAGCATAGAACGCCGCCATACTAGGCGTCGGAGTTTGGGTTGGTGTTCCCGTATTTGTAGGTGTATTAGTTGGAGTATTAGTTGGAGTTTCCGTATTTGTTGGCGTTTGAGTTGGAGTTTCCGTATTTGTTGGTGTTGGGGTAGGTGTTAATCCTGACGTACCTGTTTGAGTAGGGGTTGGAGTATTAGTAGGTGTATTAGTAGGTGTCTCAGTATTTGTCGGAGTTTGTGTTGGTGTTGGCGTATTAGTTGGTGTATTAGTTGGCGTTGGTGTTATACAGTCAACATTCACAACAACCCCATCTAAAAAATTATTTCGAGTTACTGCAGAGTAGTAAATAAAATCATCTAAATAAATGTTAAATGGTCCTAATGATGTTGAATTTGAAGTGAGACTAATAATGTATTGAGTACACGCTGTTACCGTTAATTGTTGTTCAATTTCGGAAACACATCCAGGCGCATTATTAGTAACAAGAATAGAATATATTGACATTCGATGTTTTTATTAAATAAATACCACGACTATCCTATTTCAGTAATATTAAAATAAAAAATGAGTTGTTTATTCTTTAAGAAATAAACTATGCTTCAGTAATATTGATATTAACGGTACAAGATACCAATTCAATAGTAATGTTAAATGTACAACCAAACGTACAATCAAGTATTTTAAAAATCTCACAATCATTATCATCCACTAACAATAACATAATTTCCGGAGCGGTATTAAATATTGTTGGTATTACAGTATTATAATAAACTGTTGGTGGTACAGGACCAGAGTTAATTGTCCCTAATAAATAACGATTATTACCATATACATCCGCAATGTATACACTAATTGGATATGTTCCTCCTGAAATATCTGTAATAGTAATTTGTGTCATGTTATGTTAAGCACATTATATCATACTCTATAATCAAATCAATAATAATTTCTTGACCATTTAAAGTATCATCACCTCTTGTTGTCTCAATCGTAATTTGATTTGTTAAAGCGTTTATGGTAACATTCGCAATTCCCGGAACCGTCAATAATAACTGTTTAATGGTATCATAATATTCATTATCCGTTGGCCCGACATTTAACGAAGTAGTTGTAAAAAATAGTTCACTAGTTGTTAAATCAAGCGGTGTTACCGACACTTTTGCAGTGAATGTCGCACTTACTAAATCACACCCTTCATTATCCAATGTTAAATCATAAAAACCTTCATTCAACATTTGTAATAAACCAAACTTAGTTGGCGATTCAATATTGAAAACTTCCTCACCCATAACATAAGTTTGATATGATGTTAAACTAGCAAAACAACTAATTGAGGCACTTCTAACTAATGAACACCCACCACTATCTACAATAGTTAAACTATAAGTTCCACCCGTTAAACCTGATACTTGAATTTGTTGAGGATTGTTTGGCACATTATCAGACCAATAGAAAGTAAATGGAGGCAGACCTGAATTTATAAACGCAGTTATTTTACCACTATTACCCGTGCCACAAGAAATACTATACAGTGAATAATCCAATCTTTCACTTCCGGTAACTAATACACTAGAAGATTGAACACATCCGGCCCCATCAGTCACTGTAACCGTGTGTGTTCCGGCAGAAATATTATTAAAGGTTACCGCAGTTAAATTTGTATTTAAGATATCATATATCCCATTATCAATAGAATAATTAAGTGGAAATGTAATTCCTGAACTAACCGTAACACCTATGAAACCATTCACTTGATTACAAGAAGTACCTGTAACTGATGTTGATATAGTATACTGATTATCAGTCATAATATAAACCTCCTCAATATAAGAACATCCTGAACTATCACTAACCCCTATCGAATAAGTTCCTTCAGATAAATTCTCAAATAATTGAGCGGTTTGGTTATTACTAATATTGTTAGTGTCACCCCCAGGAGAAATTAAAGTATATGTATATGGTGTTTCTCCACCAATAACTGAAATTAAAATTTTACCATCAACACTTGAACAAGTTGAATTAGTTGTTTGAACAGACACCGAATTAATACCGTTTGGTGGAATCAATGATGTTTCAACATTTAAAGTACAAAGTCCTGCGTCTGTAACTAAAAACCCGTAAGTCCCTGAATACAACCCCGAAATTGTAAAAGTTTTTGAATATGAAACTTCAACCACCCCTGTTGAAGCAGAATAATAATATGGGGCAGTACCACCGGTAATTGTTAAACTAACCGAACCGTCAGAATTAAAACAAGTTGGTGATACAACAGTGAAAATACCAAACCCTATTGGGTCAACATCAGTCACTGTTTCGTTTTTACCTAAATTACACCCATAACCATCAGTAACTATAACTGAATATTGACCTGAAGTTAAACCTGTTATGGTAGAACCTGTTTGTCCGTTATTCCATAAATAACTAAACGGAGGTTGTCCTGTTATACCTGTTACACTAATTTTACCAATTGGGGTCCCTCCACAAGACGAATTTGGAACCATGTATAAACCATAATTTAGTACTTCCGATTCTTCAACTATAAAACTTTCACTTCTTCCAGTACAACCTCCAAGGTCTAAAACCGTCATATAGTAAGTCCCAGCACTTAAGTTGTCAAAGACAACATTATTAAGATTTGTTGATGCGGATTGAACATAAACATTATTATTTTGATATAAATAATAATTTGTTGAAGAGTATTGTGTCGTTGAAGTACCTGTAACAGACCCATTATTAAGTGAGCAAGTTGTATTATTAACATTTGTTATACTACAACATACCCCATTCGAAACAGGGATATTAATATATATAACTTGATTAGTTGGTAATGAACTATCAGTTACTTCAATACTATATGTCCCTCCGACTAAATTAGTTTTAGTTATCGAAGATAATATTATGTTTGTTGGAAATGATGGCTCAATCCATTGAACAGTATAAGGCGACGTACCATTAGACATCGTTAAATCAATCACCCCATTTGAGGTATTAAAACAATCTCCCGTTACATTTATATTATAATTAAGAGCCATTAGTTAGTATTACAATTTATATTTATTTGTATTCCCACATTTAAAGTTAACAATTCATCAATATTTCTTTCCGTACAAGTTAAACTTTCTATTTTTAATATATTTCCATCAATTTCGTATGTAAACCCATAATCGTATAATAATGATAGATTATCGAATAATGCAATCCTCCACATTTGTAGTGTTGGTACATCTGTATATCCATAACCTACATAAAATGGTTCTTTAATTAATAATTCACCACCAATTCTTAAATCAACATACCATTGAGTCTCCACAGAATTTTGTACACAATCATTTAATGTTAAACCATTTTGAGATAACATATTATCAATTCGATTTGCCAAAATACTATTAAAATTACCAACATTAGGGTCCCCATTTAACCATGGATATACAAAAAATTCAGTTGATTCGGTTGCACAATTATAATCGAAGATATTACTAATTATAAAACAAGGATTAACAGGAACCGGAACGAATTGACATCCTCTTTGTCTTCTATAAACAAATTTTTGTTTATGTAAAACTGAGTTCTCCAATTTAACACCGGTATTCCAAATTGTTGTGGCAGGAAACATTTGTTCCACCAATTTCATCCAATAAGGACCAATACCTGTAACATAATCAATAAGTTTTTGATAAGTATATTTGCTATTTGGTAATCCAACTGTCGCCTCAGATTCAATGTATTTCCACCATATAGATTGTAATGTTGGATATCCTCCTGTTTTACCATCACTAATGTATTGTCGATTTCTAACATTAATCATATTCTCCCAAAACGTTTGTGAGAATTCAAAGAATGTTTTCTTTTTAGGTTCAGGATTAATATAAGTCCAATCCACACCTCCCGGAACAGGATAACCAACAGTTAATCCGGATTCAGGTATTGGGTAATCATAACTAACCGATTGTCTCCAAACATCATAAACAAGACCTTGGGAAGGATTTAAAAATAAATCTACATTTTTAACATTTAATACTAGTTTTTCATCGTCAACATAATAATAGGCATTATAATCACCCTCAGTCGATACTCTAATTTTATTATCTTCTTCTAACCAAGACTTTTTATTATCAACAACTTTTTTTAACTTAAACCCTTCAGTCATGTAAGGGAATTGTCTAAATCTATCTAAATACGGTTGTCCATAAGTAAATGGACTTAAACTAGTTTGGATATTATAGTTTTGACCGGTATAAACATCACCGGTAATAATCACTTCATCCGGACTTCTATGTTGTGGGGTTGATTCATACCATCCTGAACCAACTTGGAAAAAATAACTTTCGGTATTAACAGGAGCTTTTGGAAAACCTAAACTATCAATAGGGTATTCATCTAACCTTATCGATACATCTTCATATGTTGCGATTGATGTATAAGCAGAATAAACATTACCTCTAATTTTATATGTTTCACCAGGCAAATAAGCCGGAGTATTATCAACATAAGTCCCTCCTGATATTGTAGCCCATTGCGTATAGAATTGGTCTAAATTAATCTTTTGGTCGGCTAAATAGATATGTTCATTATATTCAACTAATGAATCCGGAGCCCCAATTAACCTCATTAAAAATTCAACTGACCTTCTTGTTCCTTTTGATTTAAATAAGTAAGAGGCATTAATAATTAAATTACGATAATATGCGTAATTAATTTCAGTAGGTGTTAAAGCTCTTGTGTAACCAGGATAAGTTGGTGTTGAAGTATTTCCAAATATCGATTCTAAAAAATCTTCATCCGTAATTGGTGAGAAATTTGATGACCACCCTAATGTTTGAGCAAGATTAACAAGTAATTGTGATGGTATATCATTAGATGGATTGTAGTTAACCGAATTCATATAAGCCAATGCATCTATGAATTGTTTTATTTGGTCAAAACTTCTACCATAAATTTGAAATATCTTCTCAACTTTTTGACCCATAGTATCAAACTCTTTTAACGAGTCTGTCACCAAAAATCTTGAAATTAAATTTGTTTTAAACGAATCTAAATTTTCCGCAATTGCATCCAATTGAGCCAAATAACCATCAAATTGTAATGACCTAATATCTAAGTTCCAAGGGCCGTCTTTAGGCCAAGTAACTTGTTGGTAATCTGTAAAAAATTCCCCATTTTCAGTTTGAGCAGGAATTTGAAACACCGCAGTGTATTCAGGTCTTATTAACCTATTTAATAAGAATTTTTCAACTTCATCAAAATTTTCTGCAAATATCTTATCAGTAATTAAATCATTCGGTCTAATTTGGTATTCTTCGAAAACTGTAGTTGCCGATTCACCAAAAGGAGCACCTGAAACATAAAAACTAATATAACCAGTACCTAATGTATCCGATGGTTGAAATGAATTTATTTTGAATATATTATCGTTTATACTAACACAATAGTCTAAATAAGTGTTATATAAATTTCTATATGGTGAAGTTGTGATTTCCCTTAAATTTAGATTGGTTGCAGCACTTATAGAATAATCAATATCAAAAGGATTATTAATCCTATCAACATTAATTTGAAAATAAGTTTCGTCTTCAATAGGGTCATAACTGACATTAACTGCAGTTGCACCTGTAACAAATACTAAGTTTGAAAATTGAACGTCTAAAGAGGCAGGAAAATAATTAATAATTTTCGTTGCGGATACTTGGAATCTTTTACGTAAAGAACCATACATCGAAAAGTTGAGAACTTGTGAAACATCATAATTAGGATAAACCCTAAACTGAGTTGCAATAATTCTTCTACTTTCATTAACATCTTCAATGTTTAACGATTGTAAACTTAACGGTTCGGAAAATGCTCCAACATTAAAATTTCTATTAACTTTTTCTGTAACCGAAGTTGTAAACTCAAAATTACCTTGCGTTAAACCTCCCCCTTCAACAGTTTGTAAACCTACAATGTTGTCGGAAAAAGTCGCAGCCCCACTACCAGGTCTTGGCGGATAAAAATATTTTGTTGTTGTCGTATTTACTGCCATTAAGTTGTTATATTTGTAAAGTTTTTACTAAAATCAACATTATTACCTCGACCTTGTCTAACTTCATATAACAACGCATTAAATTGGTCTCTAACCTCGTATAAGTTGTATTGTCTATAGATGTTATTTTGTGAATCATAAATTGTGTAAATTCCATCATCAATAGATTTGGTTTGATTACCATAAAGAGCTATTGCAAGAGATGAAATGTCATATTCAACCATCTCAATTTCAACCGTGATGGGATTAAAAAAAGTATTGGTTATAATGATATCTTGGCTTGGTTGTCCAATAAATGGTGTTGCATTTGGTTTGTTTGTTGGAGATGAAGATGGTGATAATGTTAAAAATATTAAATTTGAAGAACCATCAACATATCTATATCTAATCGCCTTTTGTTGTGTATTAACCTCATTCGACACAACAGGTTCACAATAAAAACTTGAAGTAATTACTCTGAAAAAATTAGGTATTTTTGAACCATCCGGATTTAGATATTCCACTCTAAAACCAACTAACCCCTGAGGAACAAATTTGTTTTGATATTGTGCTGGTACATTAGTTAAATCAATCACAAGACCTTTAACATTTGGAAGGGCACTTAAAACCCCACAATCAGTAATTACTGTTCTGATTTGAGCAGGTCTCAAATATAAAGTATAAAATCCTAAAGCATTAAACTGATTTGCAGGTAATGTTAGATTATACAACCCTCCTAAAACTTCAACACCTGCGTTTCCACCGGTTTCAGAATTTTCAAAATAAGGTCGTAAAATTGTTTGAGCATCCAATTTTGTTAAGACAAATGCGTCCGTAACATCTCTACTCGGTGTATAATTCATGATGATTTCAACATCTGTTGGTGAAACATCAGAAGGTCTTATTGTTCCATAGCTTCCAATTGCCATATCTTGTTATTTAATTTATAAATAGTTTAGTTATTTTTTTCCTTTAATTTTCTTTATTAACAACATTAAAAAATCCATATCCGTAATTAATCATGTCACCAAGATTATCTACCTCACCAATTCTTTGAACTCTTTCATAAGCACTATTGTTACCTCTCTCAACAAACACATTTGTTTGTATCTGTGCTTGGTCAACAACTTTTAATAAAACCTCATCTTTAGTTATTGGTGTTGAGGTTAAATTATTCTCTGTTAATCCTGATGATTGTTCAAAATATATTGTAGTACCATCAAAATAATCGTAATAATTAATCTGAGTTATAGTATATGCAGTATAGATTGGTGTAACATCGGTAATCATTCCCCATATTTGACCATTACTAATTACAGGAGTACCAATTCGTTGGTTAATTGTTAAATCCCCATAGGTATCTAATTCGGTTAGTCTTGATTTAGTAATACCCGATATAGTAAATGGTACCGTAACATAATTGTTAGATGTTTGAGCAGATACTTCATTAACTGCATCTCCTGAAAATATATAATCATAAGACACTGATGTCCCAATCCAATTACCTGATGATGGTGCGAAAAATGCCTCTCCTTGAGGATTATAAATTGTCACATCACTAAATGGTGTTGTAATAGTTTTGGAAACTTTTGTAATTCCCCAAGGGTTAATCTGTTCTAAGGTAATCACATATTGTTTATTCTCAACAGGGTATGTATGATTAATTGAATTAGGTGCGTAAGTCGTTATTGTTTGTTTTGGTGAACCATCACCCCAATCAATTCTATAAGCAGATAAATCCAAAAACTTTTGAAATTCATTTGAAGTATTATAAACATTGTAAGTATAACTTGAGGATGTAGTAGATGAAAATATAAAATTTGCCACAACATCTTTTTGTAAAACCGCACCATCAAAAGGACTATAATATCCCGCATCAACCGCACTTTGTCTTATCAAAATAGGAATGGTAAGTCCTGTTAAAATTGAACTTCCGTTTACCCCTGAACTCACAACTTGAGTCATAGCAGAATAAACCCCAACAGGAGTTCCCTCATAATCCACAACTGACAAGTCACCTAATATCGTTTCCGGTGATATCTTAATATTATAAAAATCTTCCATTATACAGGTGGGTTAATATATTCATACCATTTTATGGGAATATTAGTTCCCATTCTCTGACCATAAGTGTTTAATACTTGATAAGTTTGACTCGGATAATCTAACTTAACCGTATAATAGAAATATTGAGTGTTATCAAAATTATATCGTAATCCATCTGAAAGGTCAGATTGAGGACCATTCGTGTCATCTAATGGGTCTGACCCCTTACCTGTCATCATTTTTGTAAATTGTCCTGTTTTTGCGTTATAAAACTTAGCCGCCATATAAAACGTATCCAAATTTAAAAAAGTTCTTTTCTTTAACCAATAAAGAAAAAATCCCTCTTTATCCCCAACATAATCTAAAATAAATTTAGGTTTTTTAACCGATACTAAAGTTCTTTGCATTAGAGTATCCATTTTTAATCCTTGTTGTGTCGGAATGATAACTGTTAAGTAATTTGTTTGTCTTTTCTCATCCGGAGTATCATAAAAATCTAATTTAAAAAATGAATTTGCAAAATTATTATTATAATAATATAAATCTTGTGAGGTAAATCCTTCATTCATATAATCAATACTCCAACTTGTTATATTCGACAAAGGACCTCCTGAATAAAAATAAAATTCGTAGTTCACCTCAGTATTATCCGTGGTTCCGGTTGCCGGAGCATGTGCGAATCTGGTCACTTCAAAATCTCGACCAACCCCAATAACCTCAGTTATCATTTGAGTTTCATACTCATCAATTGCCAAGTCTAACCCCAAATAATCCCAAGTCAATTTTATTGGAATATTAATTTCTTTATTAGTACCATCAGGTACTATCGTTACTTTATTCACAGTCATCTATAAATGGTTTTATTGGTATATCAACCCCGTTTAAACTCTCATTATAATTACTACCTTCCGGTATTAATCTAAACACAACTTCAGCAAAAGGATAATGTGAAGTATTTAAAAATGGGTAATCAACACCTCTGTCTAAATTATCAAAAAACCCATAAGTGTATAAATCCCTCCATCTAAATTGTTGGTCAGACTCAGAATAGTATGAATATTCAGGTAATTGCTCAATAAAATCAACATTTCCAGTTTCAATATAATCTGAAAATACTTTTAAAGTCATTTTATTATGTGGTTCATAATAAAAACCTTTAGAATTTGTGTCCACAAAATCAGAAGTTTGAAAAACAGTTTGATTATAATTTATCTTTTGATAATATGGTGAGATAACTCTTTCAAGTTGTTCGTAGTCATTCCATTCACAAAAATCCCCATATAAAACATCATCTTTAACTAAATTTTGATTATAATAGAATGTTTTGGTCGCACCACTTGTTAAAGTATATGATGATACTGGTATTTGACAACTCGATTCATTATTAAATAAATCCCAATATTGATTAACCTCTTTTGTTAAATTAAACTCCCACCCTTGTTTTAGACCAAAACCACCTGAAGGTTCATTAAAGTATCCTGCATATCCTTTATTAATAATTGTTAGATATATCTCACTTAACGGTCTCATTTGATTATCTTTATATCCTGCAAAATCTAAATCATAAGCAGATGTCATATTATAAGAGTTACTACTAGTTTTTTGAGATATTCTTGAAACCTGATTTGGTGTTATTGAACTATATTCAAATTGTTTTTTTTCATTAAAGACATTTTTTTCAAACCCATTTTTTGTTACTATTAAATCTTCAAGATTAGTAATTACTTTATGTTTTCGAACATAATACTTTGATTTAGTCTCCAACAAATTATCCGGATTAATTACTCGTTTAAATAATCCAGTAACATTATCCGCAAATGTATTTCCCGTATAACCAATATTGAAAACATTAAATACATAAGGGTCACTATCAAATAACCCATTACCTAATGAGTAAACTTGAAAAATATTAGAATTTCTATAAGTTAATGATAATTCAACATATTCGTCAACAGATAATCCGTGAGGTGCAATACATTTAAACGATATTAAACCGTTTCCATTTATCTCAATATTTTCAATGGTAAATGGAATACCCTCTTGAGCCTCCCAATCAATATCTCTAGTTGTATTAGAATAATAATATAGTTTTTTTGTGTAATCATTTTCAAATGGATATGTTAAATAATACATCCAATTATATGTGTAAGCACTTTTTGACTTATAATTAAAATGTTGGTTATTAACATCCGGTCTAAAAAAATCAAATTCATAATATTGTGGATAACCCTTCCAAATTCCAGTAACCATTGAATTTTCTGCGTTAACATAATATAAGTTATACTGAAACGGTAAATAAGTAGTAGTACCAACATAAGTGTTATCATATATGTAATTAACTTTAAATGTTGGTCTAAACACAGTACATGTCTGTCTTTCATCATCATAAACTTGAGCCAAACTAATTGTAACACTTCTATCGTATTCAGTAATTTGTTGACTTTGTTGGTTTAAAGATATAGTTACTCTTTCATCAACTGATGGTGCTCCTTTATATTTTAATCCGCTAGGTATTATTGTGAAATTATTCATCTATCGAATATTTTGTTTTAAATTTATCCAATGCTGTTTCACCATTAATCAATCCAAAATAAAAATGAAATGGAGCCCCCACAATAAATCTGCTCGATGATGCCCCTGTGGTAGAATAATTACCATTCGCATCTACACTAAAAATATATCCTCTCGCATATAAATCACTGACACTACTAGTTGTAGGTCTGAAATAATTTGGATTAGACAAACTTGTTCTGTCTAAAGATTGATATGGTTTACCTTGAACTATATCCGCATAGTCTGTCGCCCAATTATTATCTTCTGTCCCAAAAATAGTTGTTCCTGACGCACTCCATTGATAAAATGGAACAACTTGAGATTTAATACCATATGGATAAGGATAATAATTGGCGTTATTATTAACTCTAAAATTTATTCGTCCCGGTGTTAAGTAATCTTTCACTTGTAGGTCTTCAGTTGTCGATGAAAACCAAACCGCAACTACCGGATATTGAGGTGTACCTAATACCTCAACCGGGCCAACTTGTCCCTGAACTAATTGATAATATTCAGGTGAAAATTTTATCACACCAAGTTCAGAGTTAATTGATAATAACTGAGCTAAATCTCCATCTATTTTAAGATTTCCTCTAGAAAATAATTGATTAATACCACTGTCACCGCCACCTAGCATACGTTGTAAAAAACTTTCATTTGTAATTCTCGATATAACAAATAAATTAACTAAATCTGATGGGTCACTGTATGTTGTTGGTTCCATTTGTCTCATAACATAAGATGAAGTATCACCTTCCCCTAAAATAATTTCATCGTAAAAACTATCTTTCATACCTAAATTAATAATTGTTGTTGGAGATTGAAGATTTAATTTATTCAAAGAACCCACTTGAGTTGCTGCATTACCAATAAATTTATTTAAAAATTCATTGTATGGACTACTTCTATAATAAAAATTATTTGTGTCCTTTTCAAAATAAATTGTATCTCTACAAAAACTGGGTGGTAATGGTCTGTTTTGCGAATCAAATATTGTATCAATTTGAATTGGGTACATATATAATCCTCCATTAACCCAGTTATTAACAAAAGATTGAGATAAAACCCCTTGACACAACCCATAAAAAAATCTCCATCGAAATGCCCATTCATTAAAATTATCGATGTCTTTTCCAATATCAGTTAAGGGCTCCCTTAAAAATTGATAACAACCATCAATAACAGCATCACTATTTACACAATTTTGATTAACTTGAAAATCAGTACCAATACCTTCATAACACTCAATAGATACAACTTCACTACATTTAGTAAAAGTGTTAAATACATTAGTTGATGCATATTGTCCTTCAATATTCTCAGTAGTTATATCAGCACCTAATGAATAGTTTGTTGCTTGAATATCAATACCTGCATCATCTATAACATAAACCGCAAACCCTAAATTTTGTTGTAATAAAGAAGGATTATAATCCCAACTAGACCCATCCAAAACATCTGAAGATGGTAATCTATCTGTTCTCATAACATTGTTGGTATTAGAAGTAATACTCATTGGGTTTTGAAGTAAACTAGGGTATAAAACTTTGGTGTAATAAGTTATTGTTGTATCAGTAGGTGAAATACCACCCTGAGTATAATAATACGCACCACCTGATAAATCTTCAGATGTTTTATATCTACCCGGTTCATTTGCAACACTAGTCCAAGTATCATTAGAACTTAATGAAGACACAATATTAACACCATTCACATTTGAAACTGAAGTAGAAGGAGGTGCGTTAGACGCATCATAACTTCCATAATATCCAACAATACTAGTCGTGAATGATGAGAATGTTAAACCAGGAGTATTTGAACCGCTTATACCCCCTCTAAAGAAATGAGATGGATAAAATATATCACTTTGTGAATTAAATTTTTGAACTGAAATAGAATTATCCGGTAATTTTTGTATTGGAATATTTAATCTTGTATTTGCAGTCATAATTAATGAGTCTTCATTTGGTAACCCAAATAATTTACCCAAACCATAGGTGTTAGTATAAATTGGCGAATATGGGTCAACACCTCTTTGTAGTATTAAAATATGTCTTTGAGAAAAATCCTCGAATAAATCAGATGTTTTATATGAAGGTGTAGAATCTTGTTCCCAATAAGAATACCCCGGTTGTAATACGATAGCTGGGTTATTATTAAACAATACTGGTGGTACTTCGATTAACTTACTATATAATATGACAGTACCGGATTCCATTATATTTGGTAATAATCCATCAGTAGTTGTGTCCCACATAGTAGACGCTTCTTGGACAGTCATACCCGTTATTACTTGAAAATACTCAACATCTGAAGGATATTTATAATTTTGTTGAGTAGAACCGGTATTTAATTGATAATTTACCGATAAATTATTTAATTGATTATTTGGGTCACAATAATTTACAGTGTAAGTTGACGCTCCACTATTTAATGATGTACCACTAATACCTCTATTATACGAACCAGTATTACCCGTATACGTTGCATTAACATCTTTCGTTGTTAATGGGTCTACAAAGGTTAAAAGGGTTCCGGATTGTATTGGAGTATCATAAATAATAACTAAAGTATTATCGTAGTGACTATTAACGCTATTGTCAAATGACACTCTAATACGATTAACACCGGCGAAATATTTTTGTCTAAGATTAAAATTGTTAATTCTCTCACCAAAAGGATAATAATTTGAATAAGCAAAAAAATCATTTGTAACACTTCCACTAGTAATAATTGTTACAGGTGATTCCATTACTTTATATACTTGATTGTCATTGTTAACATCACTATTACCACCCATGGCAATTGAAAAAGAAGTTTGCACCGTTGCTGGGTCTGTAGTAATATTTAATTGATTTATTGGTGTTACAAAATTATTATAATAATTAAAGTTGTTTGAAAATTGAGTCATTAAAGTACCTAATGGTGCACTTGATGTCTCTGCGTCAACAGATGATGTACCACATTCACAACTTATACAATCAGGATATGTAATTACGGGTAATTGAAATCCTCTAATAGGTTGTCCTTTAAATAAATTAAAAATAATAATAAATGCAGTAAGTAAAAGAGCCAATTTACCAGCAATAATACCGTATTCTGTTGCCTGTGCAGTTAAATTCTTTGCTTCTAAAAATGCAGTAGTTGACAACTTAGCAAAGAAAGAACCTAATCCCGAAGTATAAATACCTGCATACGCCGCTGCTGAAGCCGCTGCCAAGATACCACCATCTTTTGTCGCCTTGCCAGCTTCAATAAGTCTTTTAATAGCCATATATCCATAATATCCTATCAATATTCCCATGAACACAATAAACCAATCTTTAAACTTAACTAATGTATTCCAAACAAATGCAAGAACATGAATAACAATTAATAACGGAATCGAAATAATTTGAAGTACTTGCATCAAAATCGAAAATATAAAGAAAAACAAATTAAAATTTTTAAAACCATCATTTACTGGAAATTTATTGATTGTTGATTCACAAGAAGAATCGTCCACTTCTTTTATTCCAATAAAATTTGCCCTTCCACCTTTTTTATACTCATCAATTAAATTTGAAACCGTATAAACTCGGTTATATTTAAATTCATAAAATGTATCTTGACAATCAATTATTTCATCTAATTTTTGAATTCTTTCTGTTGAGGTAAACCCTGTCGTACCACCCGGAGCATAACCATTCCAATCTAAACCAAAATAATAAGAACTTTTTAATTTGTTTTGTACCGTAATATTTCCCGAATAATTTGGGTCATTATCGGAAGTTGACCAACCATATTCTCTAACATTTGGAATTAAAAAATTAGCTCTTCTATTTTGTTGACTAAGACTCGGTGATTGCTGCCACTTAACTTTAAATCGATACTTACCTTTTGTCGGTATACCTATTGTAGGGTCATTAGATATAACCTTTTCACCAAACTCATTAGTTGTGAAATAATCTAAATTCATTGGTAATTCAACTAACCAAGCTCCACTACCATCTATAACATTCCCTGATTGTTCTAATAAGTACTGCTCTAATATAGGATTACCTCCACTATCTTGTTGTATTGTTTGTCGTATAGCCAATATTTGACCAGGACCCGCAATCATTGAACAAAGGTTACCCATGTTGTCTCTTGGTCTACAATTACTTCTCAATCTCATTCTATCAGTAGTAGAGAAAATAGACCCCATGAAAACCGATGTTGGTTGTATATCAATATTAGCCTCATCCCTTAAATCAAAGTCAACACGATTTACAGCAATTTGACATATTTCAGGGTCACCCCATAATGGTGAAACCGATAATGTTTTGGTTAATGAAATAATTTGAGGTAAAGATGTCAAATCGTTTGAACTTCTGAAAGTATTACCAGCAACTTGACTTTCAGTTGCAAGTCCCATTCTAATTAAATCTTGAGGCGTTAAAGAAAATTCACCAATGTCAGATAAGTCAACATCCATAACTAAAGTCTGAGACCCTAATGGAACACCCATTATCATATAATCACCACTTTCATTAGTCTTAGTGGTATAACGATAATATTTGTCGTAAATTTGTACTGCAACACTATCCGTTAAGACATCATCTCTTGTTGGTAATGTTCCTGTTGCGGCATGAACAGAATAAGATTTTTCGTAAGGTAATAAATTGTAACGATAACCATCCTCATTCTTATCTGTTGGTGATTTGTAAGGATATATACTTGAAATTATTGGGTTAGATTCATCTACATCAGTAATTGGTATAAAAATCGAAACTCGAGCATTTGGAATACCAAATCCGTTATTAGCAGTAACCCTACCAACAATTACTCCATAGTCCGCACAACTTCTTGTGTACACATCAGCTTGTTGTATTTTTAGTGATAATATTTCTAAAAACTCAAAGTCTTGGTCCAACTCAACGTTAATAGTTTTGTTGATACCTAATTCGGTTTTAATTCTATAAGACTGACCCATGCAATTCTTTTAATTAATAAATAGTTTATGTGTTATTTTTAAAATTCACACACCTTACTTTTAATTATAAGATAGTTGGGTAATAAATAAACCTGTTATGAAAAGGTAACTGATTGGAAATTTTTAACCGACACCCTAATGTCCTTATTAGGATATCTAATTTGATAAACTTGAGATGGTTGAGCGAAAATTGTATCATCAACCGGTGCGATTTCTTTTGTTTCCAAATTACTATATTCCATAGATGTTTCGGAAGAAGAATATTGTCCTCCAACATTATTATAAACATTTAAACCAGCAACAGTTAAAACTCCATTTTGATTTTGAACAATACTTCTTATTTCAGATAAATAAACATTTTGACCTAATTCCCTTGTTTGTGGATTAAGATAAGTCGAAATTCTATCAACTACATCAGAAATAACTTGTCCTGAATTTTGAGCGGAATCTAACACAATCTGAACATCAATACTTAAGTCAATAACATCAGCCGTTAATATTGAAATATAATCGTTCATCATTCTATAATTGGATAGGTAATTTGCAACATTTTGTCTTAAAGTATCAGACACAATACTTGTTAATTTACCTGAAGTATCATACGATAATAACTGAATTAATATCTTATTATTATTCTCGGTTATGGATACTTTTGCAGGTGCACCAAACTCTGATGGCATATTTCTAATAATTGATTCGTAATCTTGTACCGTTACTGCTCTTTTTTGAGCTGAGAAATTAAATGAAACATAATTTCTAATCTCCTCTAATGAAGGAGTCCCCGCACCACCAATCGCGGCAGTAACGTTATTACATCTTAGTGAATTAACAACAGATGAGTTAGTTGACTCAGATGGTCCGTTTACAAAGAAATTAACAGTACCAACTTGATTAATCACATTTGTACCTAAGTTTGTCGCCAAACCACCACCAACTCGATACTGAACGAATAATGTGGAATTAGGTATTAACGCAGAACCCAATGAAAAGTTGTTTGAATATCTTTGTAAGTCAATTGTCGCACCAACTGTTGTAAATTGGTCTAACGCATCTTGAGCTGTGTTTGTTCCACCACCAAAAGTCATCTTTTTAAACCCTTCGGAGGTATATTCACTTATAAATCTATTTTGTGTTTGAATATATCTACCAACTTTAATACCTGGTTGGTCCGATACTTTAGTTGGGTCTTCAATAAAAACTCTATCTTCAGCTAATGAATCAACTTCATACCATTTATTTTCAACACCTAAAAATTCTGCGGTCGAAGGAATATTAGTATATTCAGTTCCACTCTTAAGTAATACACTTGTAATACCTAACACATTTTTTTCAGGTAAAAATAATTCAAAGAATGGTTTTACATCATTAGGTGTAATTACTCTTTTAAACACTTTAGTAATACCATTAACAACCAATTCTCGTTTAGTAATGGTATAATTAATTAAAACGTTATTAGCATTAAAATTTGGTATTTTTAATCTATTTGGAAACCCTTGAGCATTATATGGTGATGTAAAATCAATATCATATATGTTTTCAAAAACAATTCCCGCTCCAACAACTTGAGACCCTCTTGTTAATGTTCCTAAGTATCTTTCATCCTCTTTATCTCCAAAGGCCGGAACCGTAATTGAAAAATCTACTAAAGATACCGATGGTCTTTGACCCGGTAATTTCAATCCATATGTTCTTGCAATATTATAAATTGAAGACCTCTGTTGAGCGTATTGTAGTACCGTCTCCTGTATACTTCTATCAATATGATAATGTAAATTATCTGCAACCGCTGCGTTCAAATCTAAAAACACCGAGAATACCGAAGCGTCATTGAAATCCTGTATTAATTCAGGGTAATAAGTTCTTACATAGTTTAATAATTCAGTTCTTATTCCTTGAAAATCTCTTGTAGTATATGATATATTACGATTTGCCATATGATATTAAATATTAATGATAACGAAATCACTCGGTCCAAAAGTTGAATTGTTTGTCGAGTAATCTATTTTTATTTTTGCGGTATATTCTGAAGTCCCTTTACCCGGAAACCGATAAACAGATGACTCACTTGTTCCTATTGTCGCCATTCCTGTTGCTAAATCAACTTCTTCTTGAGGGTCAGCAGGACTTATTGTAATTTGGTTTAATAATAAATTTGGCATAAAAGTACCTACAGCATCTCGAATATCAGATTCAATAGCATCAAATGTTAACCCATCAAATGGTTCAAACAAAAACTCATAAAGTCTTGTTCCAAATGTCGGTAAATAATATCTTGAACCTTTTCGAGTCAAAAGTAAGTGAATTAAATCCGCCTTAATTTCTTGAGCTTCAAATTCAGTTAACTGTAAATAGTCACCCTTTAATGAATCCCTGAAAGGGAAATTAAGTCCATATGTTGTTCCGTCTGCCATATCTATAATTATAGTCTTATGATTATTTCTTATAAATACCTAAAAATAAAAAATCCCGACATTGCCGGGATTAATATAATTATTGGTATTTTATTATGAACCACATCCAAAACATTCAAATTCTGAATCTGTTGGTTTTGTTGTAGGTTCAACAAGATTCACTTTTGGTTTCTCTTGTTTAACTGTTGATTGATTAACTTTTGAAATATCCACCGCTAAGTGTTTTGCTCCGGTTGATATCGCTTTAGTCCTAACATAATAACAAAGAGTTTTCAGTCCTTTACCCCATGAATGAAAGTGAGATGATGAAATTTTTGATAATGTTGGTTCTGACATATAGATATTCATTGATTGTGATTGGTCAATAAATGGTGCTCTGTCTGCCGCCATATCAATAAGTTCTCTTTGAGATATCTCCCAAATTGTTTTGTATTTTGGAATTAAATGCTCAATTCTTTTAACTTTTTTATTGTAATTTTTATCTTCTTGGTCAAGATAATTATTAAAGTTGATATTTTGAACCGAACCTTCATTCATAATGATTTCATTTTTTAAATCTTCAGACCAAATACCAATTTTTTCAAAATCATTAATCAAGTATTTGTTAACAATTAAAATTTCCCCACCAACTACACGACGATTAAATAAAGCCGAGTGAGCCGGTTCAGTCATTTCAAATGAACCTGTAATTTTAGCTGAAGACGCAACTGGCATCTGAGCCGTGAATAACGAGTTACAAACCCCGTGGTTAGACACTTCTAATTTAAGTGAATCCCAATCCCACATTCTACTTAACCCTTCGTAATCTAATCCCCACATATCAAATTGGAATTCTCCTTTTGACATTGGCGAACCTTTAAAGAATTCGTATGGTCTGTATTCACCTGATTTACATAATTCCATACTTTCCGTAATTGCCGCAAAGTAGATAGTTTCAAAGATTTGTTTATTAAGTTTTTTTGCCTCTTCAGTTGTGAAGATATAGTCCATTAAAAAGAATACGTCAGCAAGTCCTTGTGTTCCAATCGCAATTGCTCTTTGTTCCAACCCACCTTTTCTACCTTGTTCAGTTGAGTAACTATTAATATCAACAACTTTGTTAAGTGCTCTAACAACTTTTCTAACTTCACTATAAAGTAATTTAAAATCAAACTCACCTTTAATGATAAAGTTTTTTAATACCATTGATGATAATGTACAGATTGCTGTGGTGTTCTCATCAGTATATTGGTAAATCTCATTACATAGGTTAGATTGTTTAATCACCCCAATGTTTTGATGATTTGTTTTTCTGTTAGCACTATCCTTAGAACATAAATAAGGAACCCCTGTTTCAACTTGAGATTCAATAATTTTGTTCCAAATTGTTTGAGCTTTAACTTTTTTACCTAAACCAAGTTCAACGGCTTTATTATAATTTGATTCATACTCATCACCATAAGTTTCTTGTAATGGTTTAATCCCCGCCTTTTTAATATCATTAGGACAGAACAAATACCAATCATCGTTGTTCTTAACCGCATTCATAAAGTTGTCCGGTAACCAAATTGAGGTAAATAAATCTTTTGCTCTTAATTCTTCAGCACCTGTGTTCTTTTTAATTTCAAGTAAATCAATGATGTCTTTATGCCAAGGTTCAATGTAGATAGCTGCACTACCCGGTCTTCTTCCTTGTTGATTAAAGAACCTTAATCCTTCATTAACAATTTTTAAGTATTTTAGTAAACCACCAGCAAATCCACCTGATGAATTAATACGACTCTCTTTACTACGAATGTTTGACATACATAATCCAATACCCGCAGCGTCAGATGAATAAGTTGAAATATCATTGAATGTTTGTAATAAACCTTCTCTTGAATCCCCGTTATTGTATTTCAACACACAAGACGCTAATTGAGGTGTCTTAGTTCCCGCATTAATCATAATTGGTGTTGCAGGAGAAATAAGTTGATTTGACAATGATTGGTAATACTCAACCGCTTGTTCAAATGATTTAGTAACCCATAGAGCAACTCTCATATACATATGTTGAGGTCTTTCAATCACTTTACCCTCAGGATTTTTTAACAAATACATTTCTTGTAACGATTTCCACGCGAAATAATCAAAATTGTAATCATTCTCGTGATTTATTACAGAATCAATATTTTCAGGACCATAAAGTTCAATAGTTTCCATTAACTTATCATTAATGATACCATCAACGTGTAAGGTGTGCATTGTGTTACAAAAACTTTCGTCAGTTTCTTTATGATATGCTGAAATAGCAACAGATGACGCTAGTCTTGAATAGTCGTGATGACTACCTGTATAAGACGCAGCAATTTCGTATACTAATTTATCTAACTCTTTAGTTGTAATAAACCCTTCAGTTGGTACTGAAGTAATTACTTTAATAAAAATCTCGTCTGAATTAACATTTAACCCTTTGGCAGCTCGTTTAACTCTATTGTAAATTTTTTGAGGGTTAAATGAAACTTCATCTCCCCCTCTTTTTTTAATCTTTAATGACATCATATGTTTTTAATTAGAACTCATCCGTGAATGTTAACGACTCACCTAATTTAGCTTTTTGGTACTCCATAGTTCTTGATTCAAAAAAGTTACCTTTTGTTTCAACAGCAATTTGTTCCATAAATTTAAATGGTTGGTCAACATTAAAATGTTTTTTACAACCAAATTTAACCAATAACCCATCAGTTACAAATTCCAAATATTGTTTCATCAAATTTGAATTCATACCGATTAAAGATACAGGTAAAGACTCTGTAATGAACTCTTTTTCAATCTCTAATGCAGATAATAATATTTCTTTAATTCTTTTCTCACTTGGTTTGTTTTCAACATGATTATTAATCAAATGAATAGCAAAATCACAATGTAAGTTCTCATCTTTAAAGATTAATGAGTTAGCATTACATAATCCTTGCATAATTCCTCTTGATTTCATCCAAAAGATTGAACAGAATGAACCTGAGAAGAATATACCTTCAACTGCTGCGAATGCAACTAATCTTTCTTGGAAGGAAGCGTTTTCAATCCAATCAAGAGCCCATTTCGCTTTCTTTTGAACAGCCGGTAATCGGTCAATGGCGTGGAAACATTCGTCTTTTTCTTTATCATCAGACACATAGGTATCAATTAATAATGAATACATTAACGAATGGATGTTCTCCATCATAATTTGGAATCCGTAAAAGAACTTCGCTTCAGCGTACTGAACCTCTTTTAAGAAATTCTCGGCTAAGTTCTCATTTACAATACCATCAGACGCAGCAAAAAACGCCAATATATTTTTAAGGAAGTATCTCTCATTATCAGATAGGTTTTCCCAATCTCTAATATCGTTAGATAAATCCACTTCTTCCGCGGTCCAAAACGCCGCTTGATGTTGTTTATAAAATTCCCATATATCATTATGTTCGATAGGGAATATGACAAATCTGTCATTATTTGGTTCTAAAATTTTTTCCTTCATGTTTTAAATTAAATTTGTTGTTGACTCTGTTCTCTTTGTTTTCTTTTTTCTAATAGTTCTTTAACCCTATCTCTTTTTCTATCTTCTTGTTGTTCCTCGAATCCTAAGAATGTTACTGAACTTTCAGTATCAATCTCAAGTAATTCATTATTGAATTTACAATTCTCAAAAACAACCCCATCCTGGCCTAAACGACTTTTAGTAATCGCAATAGTTGCAAGACCCATTTCTTTTTGTTGTAATGTTTTAGCCACGGAAATAATTACGTGACCAACTTGTGCCTTTTTAATTGACCCACCCATCTGGTCTGTAGTTACAACTTCTGATGAAATTGAAGCTCTGTTACCTTGTGTTGCCGTCCAACCAACTAAATCAAGTTCATGACACATCGCCTCAAACCCTCTCATTACAGACCCTTCAGCTTTCCATTCATCTTTACTACTTGATTCCGGTAATACACAATCAATATAGTCTAATAAAACCATATCAAGTTTAACACCATCCGCAATCATCTTTCTAACCTGATTCTTAATTTGACTCATAGTCATCGTGTCCGATGCTAACTTTTTCAAAACCAATCGATTTTGCATTGTCTCTTTAATCTCAGTAATTTTACTCATTACCTCTTCTTTATTTTGAACCAAATTATCCGGTTCAATACCAGTCCACATTGTGAAGTGTTTTCTTTGAATAATCTTTGGATTATCCTCAAAAAATATTTGAAGAACATTGTACCCAAGATTAAACGCGGTATTTGAAATTTTAGATAAGATAGTTGTTTTACCAACACCGGTTGGTGCTAATATTACTCCAATTTCACCTTTAGCTAATCCACCTTTAAGTAATTTATCAATCCCCTTAATTCCCATTGGAATTGGGTGACGATAGTCCTCATCAAGTACGGTGTCTAAATTAGCGAAGATATCCGTTTGACCTTTATCTATCTCCCCAACCTGTAACGCCTCTCTTACAAGTCCTTCTACCTTATCGTAAGATTCGAAATCCCCTTGAGTAATAATCTTTTGAGCTTTGTCCATCGCCTTTTGAAGTTCTTGTTGTTTACAGAACTTCAAGGCCTTCTCCTGAACGAAAGTGGTTCCTTCAAATGGAGCCTCTTTAACTTGAGTTAATGTGTCCAAAACAATCTTGGCAACCATCTCTTGGGAGATTTCAGACTTAACTATCTGCTCAAGAGTATCGAAATTAGGAGTAGATTCATATTTCTTGTGATACTCCTTTGTCATCTGTAAAATGATTTTAAAGTACTTGTTGTCGAAATAGATTGGCTCAATAACATCCATAATTGAAGATGAAAAGTCCTTATCTAATATAATCTGATTCAGTAATTGTAATTGAAATGTGTTCCCTAAATAATCGAAATTTTTGTTCATAAATTGTTTTAAAAGTTACCCTTGTATTATTAAATACTTACTTACTTAAGTCAAGTTCCAAATAATTGTAACTTAATTTTTTATCTGAAAAAATGTCAGTCAATCCTCGAAGAGTTTCCTTCAGGAAAGGTCTTACATCGACAGTATAACGAACTTTTGGTGGATAAAATTTTCCATCAAAAATTCTATGACAAATTGTCTGTTCCCCTAATTTGATAATAATGTTAAACATTTCAGGTCCATCAGTGAACGATGTGTCCATAATACTTGGGTCGTGAATGATAGAATCTTTATTGTCCATCATGTAGACTAAAGTCTTCATTTTCAAGTATTCTTGAAGTTCTTCTTTGAATTCTGCAAGGAATTCATATAGCTCAACCGAACTTTTTGCTTTTGGGTTAAACCCTCTTACGTTAAAGAATCTTTGGACTACGATGTTATCGTTTAATGTCAATAAAAATTCCATCTTAGTGCTTTCTTGCTCTCTCATAAATTTAATTTTTGTTTGTGTTTCGTTTTTCTTTTCTTGTTAATTTCATGAATGGTCTTAGGAAGTTTACCCAAGCTTCATCGTTTTTTGGAAGATATTTGAAGAGTCCGTCCTCCATCATCATCCTCATTAAGTTTTTGTATCCCCTATCTGTCGGGTCAATAGTGTCTGTGATAATTTGGTCAACTAATTCTTTTCCATCGTCAGTTATTAAGGGGTTAGATAAATCAACTATTTTTTTGTTTGTGTCGTAAAACTCTTCACCAAGTATACCATTTTTTGTTTTACCAGTCAAAATATTTTCCAATACTTTTGATTTCTTTTCCTGCACGATAATTCCGGCATTAACCCTTATTTCGTTGATAGTGCATGGTTTAACCAACATATCAGGGAATAATTTAACTAAAGTTTTTTCCCCTAAACCTTCAATTCCACTAATGTTATCTGAACTATCTCCGGTAAGAATCTTACAAAGTAATACATTATAGTGAGGTATCTGAATTTTATTAATTGTAATCATATCACCCTGTTTAAAGTATTGTTTTGCGTTTGGAGAGTAAATGGTTACCTTATCTGAAATAAGCTGTGTAAGGTCTTTATCTGATGAAAAAATGGTAATCTCTTCATTAGTTGCTTTCAGACAATAATAAGCAATCAAGTCATCCGCCTCATTATAAACCATCTCAACTTGTCTAACAAAGACTTCCTCAAGATATTCTTTAATACGAGCGTTTTGTTGTAGATATGATTCGTACTTAAACTCATTCATATCTTGTTTTCTATTTCCTTTATATTGTGGATAAAGTTCTTTCCGAGTGGATGAACTATGTTCGGCATCCCAGAACACAACTACCTTATCGTAGTTATGTTCCTCAAGGAATTTCCGAATTGTATTTATAAAGTGGTAAATAGCACCTAAGTGACTTCCGTCACTATAGAGGTCTTTTACTCCGTGGAATCCAATCTTCATTAAGTTGGACCCATCTACTAATAATGTTTTAATCACATTGGTGATTTAGAGGTGAATAATATTTTAAAATTCTCTTTCTTCTTTTTCTTCTTTTAGGTCGAAGTCACCATCAGTTCCGATGATATCCTTCCAATATTCTGCGTATTCTTTTTTATATTTTTCAATATTAGTTTTTTCTTCCGCACTATCTTTACCCGCAATGAATCCGTGTGGTGTTACAATAATTTTTCCATCATCATAACCTAATCCGTTGATGTGATTCTTCATTACCGAAACTTTTGTTCTTGAAGCAAACTTAATAGTTCGTTTATCTTTAGTTGCAGTAATCTTAGTTGTTCCAGCACCTTTTTGGTTTCCAAATAAATAAACCAATGATGAGTTTAACCAAATCGCCTCTCCACCTTTAGCTTTAATCTTCGGTTGTCCAAAAGGATTATCCGGTAATTCAACCCATGGTTGATTAACAATAATCAAAGTGTTTTCGTATTTTGAATCAGACTTACGAGAACCCGAAATTCTTTGGTTAATACCCATTCCAATCTTATCCGCTAATGCAGATGCATTGTGTTGTTTACCACCTTTACCTTCATAAGTCATTTTACAAGGTACAGAACCTACTGAATCCCACATAAAACATAAACTATAATCTAAGTTTCCTTTTTCTTGTTCGTCTAATAAATTATTAATGTAATCAGTAATTTGTTCGATATAATTAAAGTTATTATTAAAGATGTAAAATCCATCCCAATCTAATTCACCTGTTTCTTCATCAACAACTTCCTGACAATCAAACCCCATTAACTTAGCATGTTCAAATGACCATTTTTGTTCGGTAATAATAAAGACAGGTAAAATACCTTTCTTTTGTGCATCAACAGCAGTTTTTACAAGTGCTGTTGTTTTACCTGTATCAGAGTGACCCAAGAACATATTAAGGTGTCCAATAGCCGGTCCCGGTAATCCAACCGCATCCAAGAAATCAGGACCTAAGTCAAAAAATCTTTGTGGTTTGTATTTTGCCGATACCGAGAATTTATCTTTAATTGATTTGAAATCGTTTTTCTTAATTGCCATATAATAATATTATAAAAACTTGGACAAAGTGTCTAACTAAATGTCCAAGTTTGATTGTTTTATTTTAGAAAGGTAAATCCTCGTCTGGAAAGTCGTTTGCTTGAGGGTCAACCGGTGCTGAACTTTGAGATTTTCCACCACCAAATGATTCTGTATTTACTGAATCACTTTCGTAAGCATATCCACCTTTTTCTGAATCCCATCTTGGTGTTTCTCCACGAGCAATCGCCTCAAGATATTCAACAGGTTTTTTAGAATAAACATCTAACCAAGTTAATTCGTCAGTAATCCAAGCGTTTGCTTGAGCCGGGTCAGTATGTACCGGACCTTGGTCTTCGTACATAATTGTAGATACTGCAGTATATTCTTTACCATTTGGAGCCTTTGTTTTATTTAATTCAATGATTAAATCTCTACCGATATTAGCATCAGTAATATCTCCTTTGTTTCTCCAAATTGGAATGATTTTATCTAAGATACCATCATTTTTGTAGTTGTGTTTAAATCTCCAAAATTTTGGTCCGTCTTCTTCCTTATCTCTATCTATAACTTTTACGATATAGAATTTACGAGAACGATACTGAGCAGCCAATTGTTTGTCTGATTCTTTTCCGGTTGAGATTAACTCTTCATAAACCTCATTTAAAGGTGAACGTTCGTTATCGTTTTTTCCCGGGTCATAAAATTTTTGCCATTGTCCTCCTACTTGTATCTCATGATACCAAGCTTCTTTAAATGGTGATGA